CATCTCCGACACCACGGCCGTCACCGGAACATTCAGCGTTGTCGAAAGCCTCGACGCCGCAACCAAGTTCCACACGCTCGCAGGCAACCAGACCAACGTGGCGAACACGACCAGCGGCAGCGCCTATGCGTTTCCGGTCGGCACCGCCATCGAGGGCAGCTTCACCGAGATCAAGCTGCACGCCGGTGCCGTGCTTGCCTACTTGAAGTAACGCATCTGAGGAGCCGCGCGATGAGCTTGCAGTATTTTCATCACAATTTCAGCACGACGGAAAAAGGCGTCATCGGCACGGCCACGTCCATCGGTTCCTCAGTGTTCAGCATGTTGCCCCACCTTGAGACAACCCTCCGAGTCGCCGGTCTATGTGTCGGCCTCGCGGTCGGCGTTGTCACTTTAATTTCGGTCCTTCACGACCTCCGCAAAAAACAGAAAGCAAACAAATGAGAAACTGGAAAACATCACTCCTCGGAGTCCTCACAATCATCGCAAGTCTCAGCACCGCAGGCCGCGAGTTCCTCGCCAATGGCAGCGTTCCCGACCTCGGCCTCATCGCCGCAAGTCTACTCGCGGGCTGGGGATTAATTGTAGCGAAGGATTCGACCGCCCGCCTCTGACTCTATGAGCGCCCGCGTCACAAAAGCCATTGCAGTTGCCATACTCGGCGCATGCTGGGCTGTCGCTGCGGCTGGCTGCGTGACGGTGGGCTACGACTTCATTAAGCAACAGGCCACCGTCACGTTCGACCCTAAAACTGTCAAAGAGCCAACCAAGTAACTGCCAACTGACGACTGCCAACTGCCAACTCCTCACCCATGATCCCCAAGAGCCGACCACAACAAAAGCGCAACGAGACGCTGAAGCAGCTCAAGGCTGCCAACGTCAGCGATCCGGTGTGCTTGGTCGGCATTCGTGGCTACTACCGGGACAGCATGGGCGCGACCGGCAAAAACGACCGAGGCATCTACGACGACGCCCTCATCCTTGTTTCGCCCAATGTCCACGCTGCCTTCAACGCCAACGTTGATCCGGCCCGCAGCGGAAAGAACCCCAAGGTCGGCAAGGGCTACGCATCGCTCAAGTCAGGTGTCTACCGCTACCGACTGGGCAAGCACGGCATTCGGAGCGGCAACCCTTACAAGGCTCTGGTGCAGGGCGATGCAGTCACCGTCCAGCGCGACGGCGGCAACGAAGAGACCGGCTTTTTCGGCATCAACATCCATCGCGGCGGCATCACCCGCACCAACAGCGAAGGATGCCAGACCCTGCCGCCCGCCCAGTGGCCCGCCTTCATCTCCCTCGTTGAGTCAGAGATGAAAAGGAACAACGCGAAGACCGTCAGCTATGTCCTGACCAGCCGGAAGGACGCCGCCTAATGGCATTAGAAAGTCCAGTGCAGAGAGATGGCGACAACGGCTTCATCGGCTTCGCCAGCCGCTTGAACCCGCTGACCCTTCCGGCAGGCATGCTGCAAGACAGCGTCAACATGCGCTTGGATCGCGGAGTCGCGCAAACCCGCAAGGGCAGCAAGCGCCTCACCGACACCATCGGCACAACCGGCGCCCCGCTGACTCTCGACTTTACTCTCGGCACCGACAAGACCGTCACCTCGATCACCCGCGCCTCGACCACGGCCACCGTCACCGCGACCGCCCACGGCTTCACCACCGGCGACCAAGTGAACATCCGTGGCGCCGTGCAGACCGACTACAACGGCGACTTTATCGTCACCGTCACGGACGCCAATACTTTTACCTACACCGTCAGCGGCAGCCCCGCGACACCGGCCACCGGCACCATCATCGCCAACAACGGCCCCGAAGTCCGCGACAGCTACGACGGCGGACTGTATGCGGCCGGAGTGTTCGCCAGCCAGAACTACGACAACGCCAACGAATTCATCGTGCTCGCCGGAAGCGACAGCGCCACGCTCTACCGGCAGGGACAATCGCCGGTGGTCAAAACCTACCCGACCAGCCCCGCTGAGAAGATCGAAGGCACCGACACTGTCAGCGTGCTACAAGCCTTTGATCGTTTGTATATCCTCCGCGAAGCCTCCCGCACCGCCACCGGCTATGAGGAAAAGCTGACAACAGCCTCCGGCATCACCGTTTCCTCGACGACGGCCACGGTCAACGTCACGGCCCATGGCTATCCGGCTGGCGCCCGTGTCCGCATCGAAGGCAGCACCACGCCCGCCTTCGACGGACACGAATACGACATCGTCAGCAGCTCGACCGACAGCTTCACCATCACCGTGCCAGCACTCACCGCAACCCATGCCGCCGCAGGGATCAAGGTGCGGAGAACAAAGCCGCCGATTTATTGGGACGGCGGCAGCGGCAACTTCGTCCGCGCCACCGCAGGCGTGCCCGCCGCAGGCGTCACCTACACGACCATGCCGAGCACCGGCTGGGCGGCCTACCACAACAACCGGCTTTGGTTTGCCAAAAACCGCGACACCGTGGCGATCTCGGACGTTCTTGACCCTGACTTGTATGACCCTTTCTGGAACAGCTTCCGCGCAGGCGCAGGCGGCGATGACCGCATTGTCGCCATCCATCCGTGGATTGATGGGCAGGCGCTCGTTTTTTGTCGCAAGAGCATCTGGCTCGCCACGCTCGGCCAAGTGTCGTCCACAGACGGCAGCGACTTCTCGGTAAACACTCCGGTGTCGTCGCTCACGATGCTAACCAACGAGATCGGATGCAGCGCTCGCAACACGATTGTCACGGCCGGTTCGTTTGTCTTCTTCCTGAGCGATGCAGGCATCTACCGCCTCGACAGCCGCCTCGATCTTAAACTTCGCGGCGACACCAAGCCGCTATCCGAACCCATCGCCGACCTCTTCAGCCAAGTCGTCCAGTCCCGCGTAGAAAAGTCTGCCTTCGGAATCTGGCATGCAAATAGATACCTGATCGCGCTGCCAACCAGCACCGACCCGCTCGACGGCAATCAGTTGGTGGTCGCATGGAACGCCCTGACGGACACATGGGAATACCGCGACACCTATCCGAGCAGCGCATCGGTCAACCAGATCCTCGTTGGCGCCTACGACAACCAACGCCGCGTCTTCTCGGTCCCACGTTCCGGCAACCTCTACCTACTGGAGCAAGAGGACACCGCGCTGGACGACAACGCCGTCAACGCAGGCACCAGCCCAGTCACCGGCAGCATCAAGACCCGCCGCTACGACTTCGACGCCATGCACTCAAAGCGGTTCCTCCGCACCATCGCCGATGTCGTCATTCCGGCGGGCGCCAGCGTCACAACCAAGATCAGCACGATCAATCCCGATACCGAAACCATTGTCGGCACCCTGACCAACGCCGCCGCTGGACCGGAGGACTACAATATGAAGACGCCGGTGCGTTACAAAGCGCACGCCGCAGAAGTCATTTACGAAACATCAAACGGCCGACCGGAGATCCGCTCGGCATCCATCGAGGCATCGCCCAAGAGCCTGCCTCCGACCGAAACCCGATCAGCAGCATAATTCCTATGGCCTCATATAATTACACCTTCACCTCTGGGGATACCGTGACCCCGACTAAGTTGAATTCCGCCCGCACTGTCAGCGAGATCGTCAACGCCGATGTCAGCGCAACTGCGGCGATTGCCGGAACAAAGGTCGCGCCCGCCTTCGGCGCCCAAGACATCACCGTCAGCGGCGCCAACCGTTCAATCACCAACACCGGCAATTTTGCGCTGTCGTTTGGGACGAATAATACGGAGCGCATGCGTATTGACGCCAGCGGCAATGTGGGGATTGGAACGGCAAGCCCTACAAACATTGCTGGATACTCCACATTAGAAATCAACAACAGCACAAATGGAGGACTATTGCGATTAACAAATGGGACTCAAACGCTTTGGAGCTATGTCAATTCTGGTGGAGGTTTCGTCGGAACGTTTTCAAATCATCCTCTGATTGTTCAGGTAAACAACACCGAACGCATGCGCATCGACGCCAGCGGGAATGTGCTAATTGGCACAACCACAGCAGCAGCTCCTCTCACATTAAGCGGAAGTGGAACAAATTTCTCGTTAGTAAATACGTCCGCCACAGCAAACAACAGGAATTGGAATCTAACAACGACTGCGACCAACCTTCAAATACGAGCAATCAACGATGCTGGCGCCGCGGGCGGAAATACTTTTGATTTTGTTAGGTCAGCAGAACAAGTCAACGAGTTCAGCGGTTCCAATAGCGGCAACAAGTGGTTTGTGGTGGACAACCTAAATGCGCGAGTGTTCATCGGCGGAACTACCGCGCCATCATTATCTCCGAAGTTTGGTGTGCATGGCTACATGGTCGCAAGAACTTCTCCAGCGGCTGATAGTCCTTACGTGTCACATAATGCAGCAACATCTGGAGACAACGTGTTCATTGGCCTAGGAACTGAGGCCTCCTAC